ATAAATAAAAGATGTAAATAGTACTAAATATTGCCTTTTCGATGTCAATAACACGAAAGTCTAGAGCATTTAAAGATATTAGTTTTTCTTTTGAACCACATCCTGTGACCAAAGATCTACCTGTATTGAAGAATGAACGTGCAATTGTAAGATCGGTAAGAAATTTAGTAGAGACTATTCCTAACGAAAGATTCTTTAATCCAGATGTTGGAACTGATATTCGTGCCAGTTTATTTGAAAACTTTACACCTACACTCACAATGGTGGTTGAAGATCAAATAAATGAGACAGTAAGTCGTTATGAACCACGAGTTAATAATCTAAGAGTTGAATTAGATCCTTATCCTGATAATAATGCCTTTAATATAGTCGTTTTCTTTGATATTGTTGGATTAAAATTACCAACTCAGTCATTTACCTTCCTATTAGAACCAACCAGATAATAATATGCCATTTACTCAGTTTGCCAATTTAGATTTTACACAAATCAAGGCTCAAATACGGGATTATCTTCGTTCAAACAGCAATTTTTCCGATTTTGACTTTGAAGGTTCTAATTTTAGCGTATTAATTGATACACTTGCCTATAATACTTACATTAATGCCTTCAATGCCAACTTAGTTGCGAATGAAACCTTCCTAGACTCTGCAGTTATAAGGGAAAATGTGGTTTCTCTTGCTCGTAACATAGGTTATGTACCCCGTTCAAAAACTGCTGCAAAGGCAACGATTTCATTTGATGTTGCAAGTACTAATTCTGCACCTAGAATGTACCTAAAACCAGGTTTAGTGTGCATAGGAGAGGCAAATGACACTACATATAGGTTTTCAACCGTTGAACCCTATACTGCATCTCTAATTAACGGTACAGCAACCTTTGAAAACATCGAAGTTTTACAAGGAACACTGTTAGAGAAGCAATTTCAGATCAATACTTCAAAAGATCAGAGATTTATTCTTTCAAATAGTGATATTGATGCCAATACTATCAAAATTTATGTTGCTGGACCTTCTGATACTGGTCTTGGAAGAGAATTTTCCAAGGTAGACAACATTTTAAATGTTAATAAGAACTCTGAGATCTTCTTTATACAAGAAGTACAGGATGAGAAGTATGAAATCCTCTTTGGTGATGGTTATTTTGGTAAAAAACTAGAAAATGGATCAGTTATTACTGTTAGATTCATTATTACTGATGGTGAAGAAGGTAATGGTGCAGGTGGTAGAGCAGGTTCTACAGGAGAATTTGATTTTGCAGGTGTTTTTACGGATAAAGCTCCTAGTGATATCGGTGCATTAACCGTTATTCCTGATGGTGGCATCATAGTAACTACCGTTCAGAACGCTTCTAACGGTGCTGAACAAGAAGACCTTTCCTCTATTAAGTATTTTGCACCTAGACTGTACTCAGCACAGTATAGAGCAGTTACAGGAAGGGATTATGAGGCAATTATACAGTCAATTTACCCTAGAACAGAGTCAGTTGCTGTTGTTGGTGGTGAGGAATTAGATCCACCACAATTCGGTAGAGTTCAGATCAGTATAAAGCCTAAAAATGGTACTTATGTATCAGATTTTGATAAGCAACAGATTAAAAATAAACTTAAAAGTTACTCTATTGCTGGTATTGACGCTGACATTATTGATCTTAAGATACTTTATGTTGAGTTAGATAGTACGATTTACTATAATTCTGCTCAAGTTTCTAATTCAAATAATTTAAAATCAAATATCACAAGTACTTTATCAGACTACTCTAAAAATATTGATATTAATAAGTTTGGTGGTAGATTTAAGTATAGTAAGGTACTACAGTTAATTGATAGAGTTGATTCTGCAATTACTTCTAATATTACTAAAGTTAAGATTAGAAGAGATATGAAGGTGCTAATTAACCAATTTGCACAGTATGAATTGTGCTTTGGTAATAGATTCCATATTAATCCTGAAGGATTTAATATAAAAAGTACTGGATTTAAGGTTTCTGGTTCAGATGATATTCTTTACTTAACTGATGTTCCAAATAAAACTGATAAAGGAGATCTTGATGGAACTCATATGGGAATATTAAGTGCAATTTCACGGAACAAAAAGGATGAACTACGGGTTGTAGTTAAATCTATAGGAACAGTCGATTATAAAAAAGGTGAAATACTATTAAATACTATTAATATAACAGAAACAAATTCACCTAACGACATAATTGAGATACAGGCATTCCCTGATTCTAATGATGTTGTTGGATTAAAGGATTTATACCTAAGTTTTGATGTTTCTAATACTAAGATAAATATGGTTAAGGATGTAATTGCTTCGGGCGAAGATGTATCGGGCGTTGTATTCTCAAGAGATTATTACACTTCAAGTTACTCAAATGGGAAATTGGAAAGGGAATAAAATATGTTAAATGTAGATAATAGAGTAAAAGTCAATAAAATAATTGAAAGTCAGTTACCTGAGTTTTTAATTAGCGACTTTCCCAAGGCAACTGAGTTTTTTAAGCAATATTATATTTCACAAGAAGCACAAGGTGCTCCATCAGACTTAATTAGTAACTTTGATCAGTATATCAAGGTTGATAACCTAGTTCCAGAGGTTGTAGTTGGTGTCACTACTCTTTTAGCAGATATTAGTGCTACAGATACTACTATTGAAGTTTCTTCAACAAAGGGATATCCTGCTGAATATGGTCTTTTAAAGATTGACGATGAAATTATCACATATACTGGTAAGACAGATACTTCATTTACAGGATGTATTCGTGGATTTAGTGGTATTACTGGTTATAATGTAGGAATTTCTTCTTTTATTGACGATGTTAATAAAGAAAGTCTAGTTTTTGAGAATACAACTGCTGCAAATCATACTGCAGATGTTACTGGTACACAATCAGTTACTAATCTAAGTGTACTTTTCATTCAAGAGTTCTATAAAAAGTTAAAAAGAACATTTTTACCTGGTTTAGAGGATAACGATTTTACTCCAGACCTTGATGTTGGTAATTTTATAAAGCATGCAAGAACTTTTTATCAATCAAAAGGTATTGAAGAGTCTATAAAAATATTATTTAAAGTTCTTTATGGTGTAGAATCTCAGGTATTAGATTTAGAAGAGCGTTTAATTAAACCTTCTGATGCGGAGTTTATTCGTAGAGAAGTTGTTATTGCAGATCCTATTAGTGGTGATCCAGCAAAGTTAGTAGGTCAAACAATCTATAAATCTACTGATTTAAGAACAAATGCTTCTGTATCGGAAGTTGAGATATTAACAAGAGAAAATAAGGCATATTATAAACTTTCTTTATTTGTTGGATTTAATGATAGAGACTTAATTGAAGGAACATTTACTATTCCAGGTAAAACTAGAGTTTTAGAAGCGACAGGAGCAAATTCAACTATTATTACAGTTGATTCAACAGTTGGTTTTCATGAAACTGGAACAGTTTTATGTGGTGATAATATTATTTCATATACTTCAAAGAGTATTAATCAGTTCTTTGGGTGTACTGGTAATATCAATGATATACCTATGGGTGCTGATTTAAGATCAGATGAGGTTATATTTGGTTATGAAGACGGAGATTTAGAGAAAAAAGTAGAATTAAGAATTACTGGTGTTCTTTCTAAGTTCATACCAGTCTCAGATATTTCATTAGTTAGTGAAGGTGAAAGTGTATATGTTAAGAATGTTGGCGAATCGATACCAAATCCACAATCTGATTACACATATAAGCAGATATTTGCCAATTCTTTCATATACAATACATCTTGTAGATTCCCAATAAAAGATGTCAACAAACCAAACTTTATATTATCTACAGAAATCGATAAATCAAGTTTAAAAGTTAATGATATTGTTGATATTTTAGAAAGAAACCAATCTGTTGCTGTATTTTCTAATGCTATTGTAAATTCAATAGATCCTTTTACAAAAACTGTAGTATTATCTGGTATTAATGCATTCAATGCAGATCCTTTAAAGGAATATGATTTAGTAAGAAAGTTAAAAAAAGCTACTAGTTCTGGTGCTGAACTGCAAGATGGTAATAATCAGATTCTTTCTGATGTATTGAATGTTTATGTTGATGGTGATATTGATGGTTATGTTGCTTCAAACTCATTACCAAGTTATGAAATTACTACCAATATCATAAAATCTGGCATTTCAACAGCAGATGCTACACATATTACGGATTATAATGTAGACACTGAAGAATATAATAATATAGTTTTTGATGATCCTATTGAATTCATTACAGGAGATTCTATTGTATACACTACAGATGGAACAGAAATTCCAGGATTAGTATCAGGTCAGAGATATTATGTTGAAGTTTTAGTTAGAAATCCAGGAAAAATTAAATTATATCTTTCAAGAGGTTTAATTGGTACTGAAACTAATGTTAAATTAGGTTTACAACCATTAGAAGGTAATCATAATTTCACAAAATTATCTCATAATAATAAAAATCTAGCAGCAAATAAAGTTTTAAGAAAATTCCCATTATATCAAAATTTATTTGTTTCTGGAAAAGGAGAGACACCACTTAATGATATTGGTATGATGATTGATGGTGTTCAAATAAAAACACCAATATCTGAAGATTACATTTATTATGGTCCATTAACTTCTGTTGAAGTTTATAATGGTGGATCTGGTTATGATGTTATTAATCCACCTAAACTTATTACAGATGATAGCACAGTTAGTACAGGCACAACTGCTTTAATTGAACCTGTTATAACTGGATCTGTTAAAAAGATTTATGTAGATCCACATGAATTTGATATAAATGATGTAATTTCAGTTTCTATTACTGGTGGTAATGGTATTGGATGTCAATTAGAACCTGTTGTAAGTAAAAGAGTTCGTGAATTATCCTTTGATAGTAGAGATATATTCTTTTCTGGTGGTTTATCAATTGAAAAAGAAACAATTACATTCACTACAGAGCATAATTTGGCAAATGGTGAGGTAGTTTACTACGACAGTAATGGTAATTCTAATCTTGGTATAGGTCCTGCATTTGATACTACAAATACTTCAGATGGAACATTAGCAACTGGTGCTCCATATAATGTTAGTGTTGTTAATACAAGAACTATTCATCTTTATAATTCTTATGAAGATGCAATGACAGGTATCAATACTATTGGATTGTCCACTGCTACTAATGCAAGTGGTATTCATAAGTTTAGAACATCTACTAAGAATGTATTACAGTCAGTTAAAGTATTAAATTCTGGTTCTGGATACACATATAGAAAATTAAATGTAAAACCATCAGGAGTTTCTGTAGCATTTGATACTATAAACTTTAAAAATCATGGTTTTAGTGATGGTGATTTAGTAGAATATCATAATACAGGTACTGGTATTGGTGGATTGGAAACTGGTATTGGTTATTATATAATGAAGATTGATGATGATTCCTTTAAATTAGCAAATGCAGGAATTGCTACTACTCCATCAAAATCAAATTATGACAGAGGAGAATATGTTAACTTAACAAGCACAGGAATTGGATATCAGACATTTAAATATCCTGATATTTCTGTAAATTGTGAGGTTTCCTATGCTTCAACAGTTACAGGATCGTTTAATTTCACTCCTGTTGTTACAGGTGAAATATCTCAGGCATATTTGTATGAGGAAGGAGATAATTATGGATCTCCAATTCTAAATCATGAGAAAAATCCTGTTGTAGAAATAAAAGTAGGAAGAGATGCTGAAATAAAACCAATTATAGTAGAAGGTAAGATAGTTGATGCTGTAGTTTTGAATAGAGGTAAAGAATACTTCTCATTACCAGAAATTGAAATTGAAGCTACTGGAATTACAACTACTGGTGTTACTGGTAATGGTGCTATTTTAAGACCCGTTATCACTGATGGAAAATTAACTAGTGTTGTAGTTATTAATGGTGGTACTGGTTATAGTGCTGACAAAACAAAATTATATGTAAAATCAACAGGAATTAATGGTCTTCTTGAACCTAGAGTTAGAAGGTTAACTGTTGATAATAGAAAGAGACTTGGTACATTTAGTATAGAAGGTAATGATGAAGAATTACATTTTGGTTTATATGGATATAATGAAGATATAGCAAATACATTTAATGATGATGGAACATCACATTCTCCTATTATAGGATGGGCATATGATGGAAATCCAATATATGGTCCTTATGGTTTCTCTAAAACTGATGAATTAGGTCCAGGCGTTAGGTTAATGAATCCAGGTTATAAACTTGATATGACACAAGTTAATAACAGACCAAATGCTTTTGATGAAGGATTCTTTACGGAAGATTATTATTTCGATTCTTCAGGTGATCTTGATGTTCATAATGGTAGATTCTGTAAAACTCCAGAGTTTCCAAATGGAATATATGCATATTTTGCAGGTGTTACTACTGCAATGTCTGGTCCAAATATTGGGAAATTAGAACCCAAGTATCCATATTTTATTGGTAATACATATCGTTCACCTTTCATATCATCAAATACCACTTTATCACATTCATTTGATTTTAATAATACATCATTTGCTAGAAACACTTTCCCATACAAGGTTGGTGATCCTGATGCAAACAATGACTTTATAGTTGAATCTAATGAGCGTGTAAGACAGTTAAGTACAATAGAATCTGTAACTGTTGGTGAAATTGACGGATTAGAAGTCTTGGATGGTGGTGTTGGATATCAGGTTGGAGATTTTACCGTTTTTGATAATTCTGGAACTAGTGGTTCTGGTCTTCGTGGACAAGTTAAGAGTATTGTTGGTTTAGGAGTTTCTTCTATTGAGACTGAATTAGAATCTTATGAGAATGCAGTATTTACTTGGAAGAATAATACTGAAGTACAAGCACATTATTTACCATTTATTGAATTAAATGATAAAGATACAATATCTGTATCTGGACTTAGTAGTTCTATAGTATATCTTACTGATTCTTTCCAGATTGGTGTAAGTACTAATACAATCGGATTAGCAAAATCAATGACTTCTAATGCAGTTGTTGATGGTAGAGTTGATGATATCTATGTAAATATTATACCAGATACTGTTTCTATTGGATCTACTTTAAAAATAGATCAAAATGAGTTAGTTAAAGTATTGAATATTTTTGATATGGGATCGATCCTTAGAGTCAAGAGATTTGGACCTGGAATTGCACATACTTATGGATCTAATATTGATATATTGAATAGTCATATCAGCATACCAGTTAAAACTAAGCAATTTGAATCAAAAATAAACGATAAAGTATACTTCAATGCAAGTCAAGCAGTAGGAACTGGTGTTACTGTTGGTGGTGGTATTAC